TTTCTTTCTTCTAAGGTTAATGGTTCAGAATAAAATACACTCGGATTACCATGCTCGTCTTTCCACTCCTCAACTTCTATAGTAATAGTTTTAAGAGTTTCAAAATGAGACTTAACTCTATCAATAACTGACATAAATTAGGATTATACAGTACCTATAGTTAAAGCACCTGTTCCTTGAAAAGTTACAGTTCTTGAAATAATTGCATCCATTGAGTTATTAACCGACATTCCTGTAACAATTCCTGATCCTGTAAAACTTCTGTCGCCACTTGCATCACCCTCAGGTAATAAAATGAAAGCTATTGAAGCACCAGCAACTAAACTTGTTTGTGGACTATCTGTTTCGTCAAAGTGCATTTCTAAAGTACCAGAGAATGATGTTCTACCAGCAACAAATGATTTAGTTGCATCTGAAAGCTGAGTATCCTCTACTACATCTCCTGTTGTTTCAAGTGTAAAGCTAGTAAGTTCTCCTACTGCTGTTCCACCAGCTTTTACAACTCCTTCTTTTCCGTGATGTGTTGCCATTTCTTATCCTTTTTACTTTTAGATTGTTGTTGTTGTTTTTCTTGCTTATAGCCTAAACTTAAAAAATGTTCAAGATTAGATTCATTAATGGTTATTTCTGAATTATCTTTATATAATTTAATATCCTTAGCCATAAGTCCTTTTACAGTTTATCGTCATCTTCGTCAATATCTTCTTCATCTAAATTATTAAATTCGTCAAGTTCTGGATAATCTTCAATATGCTCATCTTCGTTATATTTATCTATTTTTTTTCTTGCGTCCATACATAGTAAAGAAATTTCATCAACTAATTTTTCAATGTAATCTATTTTAGATTCAAGTTGATGTATAAGTTTATCTGTTTTTGCCATTATGGTGTTCCAGCTTGATATTCATACATGCATCTAATAGTCATTCTTATACCACCAACAGGAAACAATGAACCCTCGTCAGTTTCTACTTGAACAACTTCTGTATCAAGTGCATTATTATTTCTTGTAATATCGGTTTCTAATGCAGTTTCTATAGCTGTAATTAATTGATTTCTTTTTGTATCAATATTAGCTTCTGCACCTTTAACAAAACCAAGTACAACAAAATCAATAGTACCATGTCTTGTTTTAGCACCACTACCTAATTCACTATCGTCTCTATTTTCTTCTGATGTTTGAACTATTACTGCTGGATATTGTTGCTCTGATAATTCGTCTAGTAAAAAAGGTTGTCTAGTTGCTTTTCTAATTGTTATTGGACTAGATATACTTGATATAGTTGACAGTAAATTACTTGCTATGTTTTCTCTAACACTCATATTCTTGCTTTCCTAAATTCTTTTGCAACAAATCTATTAAATTGTTTTCTTATTACGTTTGCTGTTTTATCATTAAATCCAAAAAATTCCCTCTTATTTTTTCCTAACACTTGATTAAATATTGCTCTTTGTCTCATTTGTGAATTACTAAATCCTACAGTAACTTTATTAGTTCCTGTTTTTCTTATTGTTTTAGTAGATGGTGTTAATGCACCTAACATTCTACCAGAATAAAATAAATCTACTTTTGTTGATCTTCCTTCTTTTTGTAATTTTTTTAAATAACCTTGAGAGTATGGAACAAAAGGCACATTTCTAAAATCTATTCCTTTTTGTGTTTTAGTTCTAATAATATCTAATAATTGAAAACCAGCTTGTAATAATGCTTTTTGAAATATACTTTTAAATCTTTTTTGTATTCTTGAATATCTTTTTTGTATTAGACTTGCATTAGTTTTAATTTGTAAATCTAAAGCCATTATCTATTTAATCTTCTAAATCCATGTAATGCTTCTCGTTCTCCGACAGAAATACTTGAATTATCATCTGAATCATATTCAACACCATCTTCTAATATCATTCGCCATTCAACATTGTATTGACCCATGTAATATTCTGCCATTCTTTCAAATCTATCTTTTTCTGTTTCTGGTCTAAATTTAGTTAATGCTGGTAAATAAAATCTTCCTAAAAATAAATAAACACCAGCTCTTTCAAACTGATCTAAATTAACTTTTGTTTTATCTAGTTCAGCAGTATTAAGAATTGTAATATCTGTGTAAACATTTGTTTTATATACAGGCCACCATTCAACTCTTAGCTGTCTTAAAATATCATTAGTAGTTTGTGCTAGAAAATTAGTTGTTTCTGTTGCAGTTGTAGAAATACCAAAATCAAACGCATCAGGTTGATACTTCAATACATCTGATGTTGTAATAACATTAGCACCTGTAAAATTAGCCATTAATTACTCCAAATTAAATATGCAATAATTAAAACAACAGGTATCGAATACATAGGGTTTTCTTTAGAATGAACCCAAATCCATTTAGTCGTTTTTCTTATTTTCTTCCAAATCCATTTGTTCATTTTTTCTTCCTTGTTTTTCTTTTCTTTTTAAGAGGTATTACTTTTGATTCATTTTCAAAAGTTTGATCTACTTCTTTGATATTTTCTTTTACACTATCTTCTGCTGGTTTAAAACCTCTAAAATCATACATTGTTTTATTAGTTTGATAATCTAATTCGCTTCTAGTAATTGTTTTGTTACCTCTTTTAAGAGTAATCATTTTTTCATTTGATAATATTAATTTTACCATTGTATCTCCTTTGTTAGTTGCGAGGGCAGTTTCCCACCCTCACAAAGTATCCTATTATTGGATTGATGAATCGAAGTGTAATTCAACACCATAAGAGTCATGAATTTCGCCAACACCATATACTGATGTAGCAACAATTTCGTCTGCTCTTAAACTCGCATCTCTTTGAGTTTCAATTTTAACATCTTGCATCATAGCAATTGCTAGTGCATCTCTGTGGAACGCACCACCTTTGTAATCTCCAGCATTACCTGTGTTAGACATATTTGAAGTTTCAAATACAGGCATACCAGCTAATCTACCAACAAAACCTGATCTTAATGCTTCGTTTGATAAATCATTTGCATTAGCGTTTGCAAACGTATTAGTCAAACCAGATTTTAGGTCGAAAGCGATTTTAGGGTGTAGAACAACTGCACAATCGTCAATGTTAAGAGCATTTTCTCTTAAAATTGCAAGTGCTTGGAAAATTGTTGCAGATGAAATCGCTGAAGTTCCATTTCCTATTGCATCACTAAAGCCATCAAACAATGCAGTTAAATCTGTGTCTTGTTTTCTTGCTAGTGCTTCTCCAAACAATTTACCAATATCTCCAGCTACATTTCTTGGAGCAGAGTTTCTTGCTAAGTCAGTTAGAGTAGTCATCACACCAACTTCACTCGCAGTTATAGTTACTGAACTTGGGTTAATTGCTGTGTTAGATAAGTCAGTTGCTTCTGCCACTGCTGCTGCACATACTTGTGCATAAACAGGAACTTCAACTGCTTTACCACCACCTGTGATAGCATAGTTTTTAACTAAGTTTCTCATGATGGATTTTTCAGAAGCTACGAATTGTGCTTCTGCAACTATCTCTGTGTATAGTTCCGATAGCGTAGAACTTGTACTTTCGTTTGCCATTTTAATTACCTATTAAGTTTAATTGTTTAATTTAATCTCAACAGCACCTGAATCTCTTTTCTTCCTATATTCTGCATAGGCTTTACGATCTTCTGGTTTTGTTAAGTCTAAGTCCTGTAGGTTAAAAGGTTTAACAGTTTGACCACCAATAGCACTCTGGCTTCCTGAACCAGACAACGACCCTTGACGGAAATGTGGGTTGCTATCTAAGAACTCCTTAACTCGATCTTCAATTGTAAGTAGTTCTCCTTTTGCGTTATATCGTACATTAGAATGATTATCAACTATTTCTATACGACCATCATCATTGTACTTAACTTCATCTTTTAAAAGAGAAACAACTTGTTGTGCGTTAATAGATTTTTCTTTGTTAGCAATCGAAAGTATTGAATTATCTACTTTTTCTTTTTTGATTTGATCTTTAACTTTTGCAAGTTCTTGTTCTTTTTCAGATAATCTTTCTTGCATAATCTTTTCCAAGTCTTGCTTAGTCTTAGCTTCTTTTAATTGTTCTTGTTTTAAGATTTCTTGTTTTTGTTTTTCTTCTTCTTGAAGTTTTTTCTCATACTTATTCTTTTCAGCTTCAAGTCTTGTTTTGATTATGTTGTCTAATTGTTCTTGTGTAAAAGTATTTTGTTTTGGTGTTTCTACTTTTACTTCTTCTTTTGGTGTTTCTGTTGCTTCTA